GGAGATGGTCCCTAACACTTCGTCATCGTTTAGTATTCGCACTTCTCCACCTTCTATTGGTAAACGTGCACCAGCATATCTGGCAAACATTACCCAATCTCCTATTTTGCACCAAGGCTTACCAAATTTTTCTTTATCCTTGTATGCAAGATCTCCCATTTTTAAAACATAACCACATGTAGTTGCAATTCTTGCTTTATCTAATTGTTCTTGGGAAAATAATATTCCACCTTTAGTTTTTTCTTTTGGTGTAAAAGGTAAAACTAAAATTCTGTATCCAACAGGCTCTGGTAATTGACTAACTACTTCCTGTATATTGTCGGGATCTAATCTTTTTGCGTGTGGTTCTTTAGGTTCGTTTTTGTACTTTTCTTCTAGAGCTAATCTAGTTTTTGGTACTTCCTTTGATGTCGATAACGTTTCCGTCATTTTGCTCCTTTTCATCGTCTTTTAGCAGGTTAGAGATTTCCTGATTTATTAATTGATAAGCATGTGCTTGTCCTAGCATATACTTGTATTTTTCCATACTGTCAACCCCACCGGTCATCATACTGTCTCCAATCTGTTGAACAGTTGCATTTATTCTCTTCTTCAACTTATTTATTATTATTAGTTCTTCTGATAGCATCTTTACCTTTCTTAAAAATTGCAGCGACTTGTTTTTTACCCATAACCTTGGCACGCTGTTCTCCAACGGTTAAAATTTGAATTTTCCTAGCAAACGGCTTACTAATCTTTTTAACTTTCTCCACTGTTTTTCTTGCATCCGTCGGCGTTGCAAACTTGATTCCAACAGTGTCACGAGGGTTTTCGTCTGTATAGAGTCTCCTACCATGTTTTTTACCTGGGTGTTTTCCTGTTCCTTTTTTGGGATCACTCATAGTTTAAAATGTTGTATCTCTTTTAATTTTTCTGTAGCGTCCACTATTTTTTGTAAAAGTTTATCTATCTCTTCTATATGTTGTGGGTGTTCTCCTATACCCACAGATTTTTCTAGATAAATTTTTATAGTTGCATCTGCTGCAGAAATCTCTGCGTTATATTTATCTTCTAGTGCTTTTAATATAGCTTCTCTTAACATTTCCATCTTCTTCTAGCCTGACGTAGTCTAGAATTAGGATCTTTAGCAGCTTTCGGAAATTTTTTCATTTGACCGGCGCTTCTCGCGCAAAAGGACTTACGTCTCTTCGCAGCTTTAGATCCAGGTTTTACTTTACCCGTCACGGCTGTTTTTAGTTTTGAACCAGGGTTTGCTCTTCTATATGCAGCAACACCGGCCCTTGTCATCCCCGCACCTTTTTTAGTAGGGCGAAAATTTTTTTTATTTCTTTTAGGCATGTTGTCTTGTCGTCTTCTCATTATACTAGACCTCCCATACCCATATTTTTTCTTTTAGCAAACGTTCTAACGTTTGTTGGTTTTGGTCCTGTGTTACCTGCTGCTCGTTTTCGTTTGACAGCACTCGCCCTTTGCGAGGCGCTCATTCGTGTGGCTTTTGCAAGTGGGACGCATTTTGGATACTTCCGTTTGGCATCCTTCTTTTGTTTGGAACGACCACACTTTGCGAAAGAACCATCTTTTCGCTTGCTCCCAATATCTACCCATTTTTGTTTGAACCATTTATCAAGACCATTTTTTGCCATTATCTCATCTTTGTTTTTTTACGTCTGTTAGACATAATCTTACCACACCCTCTAGCAACAAATCCGCCTTTTTTATAACCTCTGTCTGGTCTGTTGAGTTCACCCATCAAACCACCTTCAGCTTTTTTACCTCTAAAGTCTTTTCGTTTTACTCCAGAAGGATCTTTAATTTTACCCGCACAAATTTTACTAGCATATGCGTTAGCATATGCTGACGGATAAACTTTAAATTTTCTCTTCGCAGCAGCCTTTCCTCGAGGGCATAGTTTAGTCATTATTTTCTCGCTGTTTGTTTTGCACGTTTAAAGTCAGATGCTTTAGGTGCACCCTTTGCACCTTTTTTTCGCATCTTACCGCCACGTTTTCTTTTAGCGTGGATGTTTGCGTAAAGACCTTTGCCAGCCATTACTTAACCTTTCCACCCTTCTTCATAAATCCCATTTTGTTTCTAACTTTTTTTGGAAGTTTACGAAGTCCTTTTGATTTTTTACCTTTCGGTAATGCTTTTAGTTTTTTCATTTTTTTCTCCGTTTGCTTATTCCGGCCTCAGAAAGCGCGATAGCAATTGCTTGCTTTCGATTTTTTACTTTTTTCTTAGACCCGCCACTCGTGAGTTTACCTTTTTTAAACTCACGCATAACTTTTCTAACTTTTTTTTGACCCTTCACTATTTATTAATCTTACCAGATTTTTTAGCTTTGGATCCAAATTTTCCGTAAGACTCATCTCTAGAAGCTTTTAATTGCTTCTTAGTTCTTTTCTTACGAATTCTCATAGCGATGGACTCATCTTTTCTATCTTTGTAACCTTGTTTCTTTTTCTTAACACGGCCACCTTTTTTCATCATAGGTCCACCCTTCATTCCCATGTCGTCTTTGTAATAACCAGACCTCATGTCTTTTCTAGCAGTAGACATTCCACCGCCTCTTTTTGATACTCTGCCACCAGATTTCATCTGATTAGCAACTTGTTTATTGAATCGTCTATTAGGCATTATTTTTTTCCTCCGTTCCTAAATATTTGTGTACCCTTTATACCATATATACTCGCCACGACAAGGATCCACAAATTGGTGAACCATGACGGGAGCTGTGAGAACATATCAAAAAATAATTTGACTTTGTCCATTGCTGTCGGATCATCAGATACGACTGCCCAGGCCAGCACCAACACGGGCAAACTTAAAATTATGAGAACGGCTTCGTCCTTCCAGTCTGACTGACGAGATTCTAGAAGTTTACCTTGATAAGCTTCATCACCTCGAGCCATACGTTCTGCATGCATCAATTGTGCATCAGACATAGCCATTTTCGTCTTCTGCTTGTTGGCATAAATTTTACTTCCTGCAGAGACGGCTAATTTAATTGCCGACAACCACATGATTTAGTACCAAGTTGCTTTTACAGGTTTTTTATCTGGTCTCATACGCTTTGTACCTCTTACATCCACTACTTGTGATGTCATTGGATCTGTCATTTCAACAGGAATACCACCTTGTTGCTCGCCTTTTGCGTTAGCACCAAGTTCAGGTACAACTTTTACGTTGTCTCGACCATTTTTTTTATTTTTAACCATAATTATCTCCTTGAGTTACGATTTATACCTTTTTCTTTGGAAAGTTTCTACCGAAATCGTGAATTTTACTTGCATCAGACATTTGTTGCTTTGCTAAAGACACGCCAGCACGTAAACCAGCCAATTTTTCGTTCTGTTCTAGTTTTGCTTCTTGATTTTCTTGATTCATCATTGCTTTCATCTTATCAAGATTCAATCTTTCTTGACCTTCGTCTTCTTTTCGCTCATTTTCCATCGCCCTTAGGTCAACTTCTCTAGATTTTATCTTTAATAGTGGATCACCAGCAAACTCACCAGTAATTTTCTCTTCTTCTTTAGCATAATCTTCTTGCATTTCTGCAATTAGGATAGCTTTTCTAGATTCTATCTGGTTTGTTATCTGTTGAACTCGTTGTTGCATCTGCATAACCTGTGGATTTTGCATCATTCCAGCCATCATTGCAGGATTAACAGCACCCATCTGTTGTTGAATCATTTGTAACTCTTGTAATTCTTCAACAAACTCTATTTGAACTTGTTCTTGTGCCATTAAACTTATGTGTTCTAAAATATTTTTTTGTAATGACGCTGAAACTAGTGGATTATTCTGTACCATATTTAATCTCATAAAGTTTAAGTGAGCATCTATGTGAGCTTTATGGTCTTGGCCAGGAAAAGCTTGAAAAGGTTTTTGTGACATTGCCATAATGTGTTCTAATGCAGGATCCATCGGCACTGGTTGTGCAGGTGGGGGTAATATTGCGTTAACATTTTTTACACCTAACGCATCATACATAGATCTATATGCTTGATACAGATTGTGTATCTGAGGATTTGATTGCGCTAGTTGTAATTGACTTTGTGCCAAACTAATTCTTTGTGTTTGTGAAAATATATTTGGATCTGCAACAGGAAGTATATCTACTCTGTCATCAAAATCTTGTGATTTAATTTCTCGTCTTGCTCCTGGTACATCATAAGGATACACCGGTGGTAAATATGTTTTAAAAACTTCTGCTAATAATTTAAATTCTTGTTTTAATCCCACATACAATCTTTTGTGAATTGCAGACATAACTCTTGAACCACGTTCTAATAATGCAACTGTAGTTCCAACTGCAGCTTGTTGGTTCATATCTCCCACTTGCATGTCCGAGATCGCTGCAAATCTTTGACCTGCTGATACTACAACACCCATTAATTGTAATAGTGTTGCATCAGGTCCTTTAAAAGGTAAAGTCATAAACTGATCTTTAATATTACCACCAGGTGCATCTACATCTCTAAACTCACCAGGTTGTAATGGTTGTGCATCATCTCTAACTCTTATACCTCTAGATTTAAATCCAGCTGGTAAGTTAGCTAAAGTTCCTGCATCTAACAATTGTCTTAAAGCTGCAGTTGCAGTTCTTGTTAATCCACCAATCATGTGTATTAAACCAAACCCATAAAAACCTGTGCCTGGTAAAAATTTAAATTGTACAAAATAATTTATTTTATTTTTCTTTGGATCTTCAGCTTTGTAATTTCTTCTAATAGATAAAACTTTGTTACCTGCTTGAGAAACAGTTACAACATATGGAAGTTTTATTCCTGTTTTATTTCCACTAGCATCCATATCTTCATAACCATCCAAATCTAAATTAGTATGTATTTCATAAAGTGTGTATTGATCTTCTTGACCATCTTTAGCAATTCCTTCTAATTCTAATTTTTTATCTTGTAATTGATTTTCTGTAACAGGTGGATTTCCTAATTCTATATCTCTATAAAAACCAGCAACTTGTTGTTTTCTTAATTCATTTTCTGAAATTTTTATGACATGTATCACAGCTTCTGCATCCTCTAATGAGTTTGCAGAGTATGGTACAATTAAATCATCTGCCGGCACAAATTTTGACACGGCTCTACCGATAATATCGTCGTAATAGACTTTCTTAAAAGTAGAGCCGGAGAGAGGGAGATAGAATAACATTTGATCAAACTCTGGTTCATATTCTTTCATCTGATCCATAATTTGATAATTCATAAAATCTTTTACACGTTTAGCTTGTTCTTCTTTAGGAACATTTACATCTCCTAAAATTTGAGTTCTTACTGGTCCGTCAGACGGAAGTAACTCTTTATAAGCTTGCGCTTGAAATTGCGTAACTGCTTCCGCAAGTACAGGGTGATTGACACCAGAAGCTCCTCTAAACGGTTCTGTTCGTCTTTCATATTTAAATCCTAATAGTTCTAGTCCGTTTCGATATGTATCTTCCCAATCGCCACGAGACTCTTTGTATTCATTATATTGTTCTCTC